AAGGCGCAAGGCGCATTGTTGGCATTCTCGACAGACGTTCAAAATCTATCACAAAGGGCAATTAAAATGGCAGGGTTTATTCCACCAGTAGTAGTAGGAATTGGCAGAGCAGTAATGGGAACTGTATCCAAAAATCCTGTTAAAGCAGCAAGAATATTAGCAGTTCCAGCTAAAGCCCAGCTAAGAAGCCAAGCGCAAAAAACTAACCGAGCGAGAGTTCCTGATGCTATTGGCCCAAAACCAAAAAAAGTTAATCCTGAAGTAGCAAAAACTGTTGCTTGGCGCAAAGGATCAACCGCAGCAAATAAAGTTGTAATGGGCGTCATGTATGGAACAGGCGTTTTGCCAACAATCAATTCAAATAAAAGCCGACTTAAAAAGGTTAAAACCAAAGAAATGTATAAAGAAGTAACACGACCAATAGGCACACCATCAACTTTCCGAAAACCAAGCACTTGAAGGAACAAACATGAGTGAAGAAGCAACTGCCAGTGCGCCAGCAGCAAGTCCTACAACAATGTTTCAAGGGGGCGAAACGGCTGCGCCATCTAACATTGAAGTAACAACGGAGCGACCAGATTGGCTATTAGAAAAGTTCAATTCCCCCAATGACCAAGCCAAGGCGTACAACGAGTTATATGGCGCCTATAGCAAAAAGACAGAAGATATACGTGAAGAAATCAAAGCCGAGAGCATGGCTAGTTACGGTGAGTCGGTCGGTGTTCCAGAAACAGCAGGAGACTATGCGTATCCAGAAGGTTTTGAGGCACCAGACGAAGTAGTAGATACTGCGTTCCGTGATTGGGCCAAAGAAAACAATGTCGGTGCAAATGCTTTTGAAAGCTTAGTCAAAGACGTATACGGAAAAACGCAAGCTAACTTTGATGCTGAGTATGAAAAACTTGGTCAAGGTGCGGATCAGCGAATTAATGGCGTCAATCAATGGGTAAATAAAAACATTGATGAAAAGCATTATAATGAAGTCTCCAAACTCATGCAGACAGCGCAGGGTGTAGAGTTCTTTGAAAGCATGATGGGCAAGACCAGATCCGCAGGGTTTGCGCCTGATGATCATGGAACAACAACATCAAATGCGCCTCTTACCCGTAATGGCATACGGGAAATGCAAGCTGATGATCGCTTCGGCAGCAATGACGAATACACAGCTATGGTTAGACAGCAATGGCAGCGTTTTGCACAACAAAGTTGAGTTAATACCCAGCACTAGGGCCGATCTTAGGTATTTGTTTCGATACATGCGCCCTAGTGACATTCGAGAAATGCACATTAACGAATTGTCGTTTCAATCTGATATCCGCAGTTCAATGATGAATGATTTCGATCAAAACGATTGCTGGACGCTTTGGATAAACGACGAGATTGTTTGTCTTGGTGGCATTGCACCACACCCAATAGATCCTAGATGCGGCATTATTTGGCTTTTAGGAACTAAGCTTGCAGATGTTCATTGGAGGGAAATGACAAGGTTTTGCCGTAAGTTTATAGCAACTAACGACCAGTATCTTGTTATTGGAAACATTCTTCCGACTTCGGAAAAGAAGCGTGTAAAATGGCTAAAACATCTAGGGTTTGACATAGCAAAAGAAAAAGCAGAAATTGGCGGCGTGGGTTATGTACATTTTGAAATGTTCTGCCCAGATGCGGCCCCAAAGACTGAACATGGCTCCGTAATGGAATACCCGTGATTTGAGTTGGAGGAACAACCGATGTTCCCAAACTTAAATTTATGGAGTAGTCCAAATGGCTTCTACAATCGACGTAGCATTTATTGAAGAATACAATGCCGATGTTCACATGCTTTACCGTCAAATGGGATCGCGTTTAGCAAGCACAACTCGTAAAGGCACAGTGCAAGCCAAATCAGTGATCTTCCAAGTGTTTGGCGCATTAGCAGCGCAAAGCAAAACTCGGAATGCTGAACACACATTCATTGATCCAACGCACACCAAAGTAACTGCTAATATGGCCGATTACTATGTGCCAACTCTTGTTGATGATCTTGACTTGCTCAAGCTGAACATTGACGAGAAACGCGCACATTCTATGGCTCATGTTGCTGCGCTTGGCAAAAAGACTGACGAAGTTCTTTTAGCTGCAATGCAAACTGGCGCAAACTCAACTGATCTGGGCGATGCCACAGCAGCTTTTGATTTTGACACTGCAATGTCTGTAATGACAACATTTACAGTTAATGAAGTGCCAGATGACGGAAACCGCTTCTGTGCAATGCACCCATACGCTTGGGCGCAGTTTCTTAAAGTTCCAGAGTTTGCCAATGCTGATTATGTCAGCGCTGAAAACTTGCCATTCAAAGGCCCAATTACGGCCAAATTCTGGATGGGAACTCTCTGGATGCCAATGCCAAACATCGATCACGGTGTAGCCGCAACCAATGTTGCGACAAACATGGCATGGCACCGTTCTTCCGTAGGCCACGGCGTGAACTCAGAAATCAATACAATCTGGGATTACGAAAACACCCGTTCAGCCTTCTCGGCAGTTTCAAGCATGTCGCTTGGTGCAACAGTAATTGAAGACAACGGTTGCTTCAAAGTATCCACTTTGTCCGCCGCGCCTTCTTAACTGGTTAAGCGGGATTTGGTGGCAGACCTATCCCGCTTTACATTAGGCGAACCCGTTCTCTCATGGGTTCGCCTTTTACAAAACGAGGCGTAAATGTCAGTAACCCCACTTTCAGTTTCTAACTCGTCCTTAAAAGTTATGAACTCAGCTTTAGCGCAAATAGGCGTTGAAGAAATTTCGTCATTTTCAGACACAACACAACAAGCAAAAGTCGGAAACAGATTGTTTGCTGACATTTTGGAAAGTGCTTTAGCATCGTATCCTTGGCGGTTTGCTAGGGATCGGGTTACGCTTGTGCGAAACGTAACTGTAGCTCCTAAACCGTGGACGGGTTGTTACACAATTCCCAGCAGTACCGTTACGCTTTTAACTGTTTATGAAGACGATCACATATGTAGCTTTGATCGTTTCGGGCCAAATATCGTCGTAAATGCTGACGCATCATCAACATCTGTTTTTAGCGCCGAGATTACAGCCAGTGTAAACGCTGACCAATGGTCGGGTGCGTTTCGCAGGGCTTTTGTAATGTTGCTAGCCGCATCAATAGCAATGCCAATTACACAAGACGAACAAACAGCAGGTTTTTTAAATCAAGAGGCCGAGCGCATGATGCTTCGGGCAAGATCTCGCGATGCACAAGGCAGAACTCCATCAAGGCTTGATACTAAATTATTTGTCAAAGCCCGTAGAACGCATCGGGGTTAACTAATGGCTACACTGCAAGATTTTCGTTCCGATTTTAGAAAAGGCCGCACTGGATCAGGTCTTAGAGTAAGACAGGACGTTAAGGCTTATTCCTCCTCCGTTAAAGAAGCTGAAAACATGATGGTTTTATCTGATGGCCGTATTGGTCGCAGATGGGGAACTGAAATTAAGCTTGCTTTGTCAGGAGACACCCGACTTGAAGTTTGGAATTTTGCAGAAGGTGACACTACGCAATTTCTGTTATTATTTTCGAGTGGCGAACTTAATATCTATGATATGGATTTTACGCTTAAAGCTACGTTTACCTCACAACCTTGGACAGCAACAACTAAAGACTTTTTGTCTATTACAGCAGAAAGAACATCTTTAGTTATAACTGACGAAAGTTTTATTACTAAAATTGTTGAATACAATTCTTCAACATCTAGTTTTTCAATATCAGATTTTACTTTTAAAATATCTGAAGACGGATCAACAATGCTTGCGCCGTTTTTCAACCATGCTGGATCAAGCATAACAGCAACAACTACTATTTTTACAGCAGCAGGTTTATCCACTGGATATTCCTCATATGTAAACACTGTCAGTGGTGGGTCGGGAGATTTAACAAACGGCACTGGAACACTTACAACAAACCAAGATTTCTTTCTGGCTGCTCACGTTGGTTCCAGATTGCGCTTGCTGGATGGTGAAGTTGAAGTAACTGCGTTTACAAATGCCAGATCTGTTTCCATCAAAGTAAAAAAAGATTTAGCTAAACGATTAGATGTAAATCCGTTTGTTTTGCGTAAGAACTCAAAGCTAATTGAGGTTCTATATTTCAATCATCAAATGAAAGTTGGCGATAGCGTTTTTTTTGTTGGCATAGCTGACAAAGATCAACTGCCAGGAATGTTGATAGGCGCACCAATCCAAGCAACATCATCAAGCAGTACGGAGTATGGTGGCACTCCAACAGCCTATACAATTACTCGCATAGTCAGTGTAGATAGTTTTGAAATACAAGCTACAGGTGTATTT